ATTGCTGTAGAAAAAATACGTGCTGAAAAGCCTGATGAATTAGGAAATGTAAAAGGCTATTATGTGTCATCAGATTGGACGAACACAAGAATAAACAAACCTTATAGGGTGGCAGCCTTTAATAGTAATGACAGGACGTCAGCAAATCAAATATTGTACACAGGTTTGTATAGTCCTAATATGAATGTTTATCATACACCTGATTACGTAGCTGCCAATAATTGGGCATTAGTCGACCAAAATGTAGCTGAATTCCATCTCAATAACATAAAAAATGGATTTGCTGGATCGTATTTTATTTCCTTTGCCAATGGAGTCCCGACTGCTGAAGAAAGACATCAACTAGAAAGGAGTTTAGCAGAAAAATTTACTGGTGCCAAATCAGCTGGTCGTTTTGTGCTTACGTTCTCAGACGATCGGACTAGAACACCTGAAATTACACCAATAAGTGTTAGTGATGCTGACAAACAGTATTTAGCATTACAAGAGCTTTTAGTACAAAATATACTAACAGGGCATAGAGTAACCTCGCCTATGTTAATGGGAATTAAATCAGACTCAGGTTTAGGAAATAATGCAGATGAACTGAATACAGCAGCAAATTTTTACCTTAATACTGTTATAAAACCATTTCAAGATCACATTGTAAAGGTACTAAGGAAAATATTTAAAGTAAATAATTTTAATATGCCTGTCAATTTTGTACAGTTAAAACCAATTACGACTAGGTTTACAAATCAAGATTTAGCAGCTGTTATGACTCAAGATGAAATTAGAGAGGAACTAGGACTTGAACCATTAGATGAAGAGGTTGTTGTTAGGGAAGATTTAAGCAAAGTTGGTAATATAGATGGAAAACCTGTATTTGACACAATAGAGGAGGCTGAAGCTCATGCAAAGTCAATAGGGTGTGAAGGGTACCACGAGCATCAATATAATGGCAGAACTTCTTATATGGCTTGTAAGGACCATTCTGAAGCTACTGGGCTATCTAAGTGGATTGATTTACATGGTGAAGATATGCCAGATGACTGGGAACTTGTAGATGAAGAGGTTGTTGATGGTGAACATCAAGATTTTGACTTTGAGACTGAATTAAATAGTGCTACCCAAGAAAAGCTAGAACTTGCATCAGCTGTAGAAGCAACTCCAAATAAAAGAAGTAGTCAAGATGGGGCAAATAAGTCAAGAAGCTTTTACTACAAAGTCAGGTATGTTTACGCTACTGACAACTTTTTAGTAAATAAATCAGGTACAAGCAGAGATTTTTGCAAAGATATGGTAGCTGCTAATAAGCTTTATACAAAAGAAGATCTAAAAAATGCTGATAGCAATATATTAAATAAAGGTTTCGGTCATGATGGCGAGCCATATAACATTTTTCTTTACAAGGGAGGACCTCAATGCAGGCATTTTTTCCTTAGACGTATCTTCAGAACATCACTTAGAAACGCTAAACAACCAATTTCAGATAGTCAATTAATTGGCTACACTAAGGCAAGGTCTGAAGGCTTTACAGCTGAAAGAAATGACAAGCTAGTAGCAATAGCACCACAAAGAATGGAAAATAACGGATATTATAATTAGACATGGCATATATACTCTTCATAAGTGAGCAGAAGCTCAAGGACTCCACAGCGATAAACCTAAATGTGGATGTTGAAATACTTTTACCCTATGTAAGGCAGGCTCAAAAACTATATGTTGAGTCTAAACTAGGTACAGACTTAAATGATAAATTAAAAGATTTAATAAAAAATGGTACTTTAGGAAATGTTGGTAACGAAGCATACAAAACACTTGTAGATGATTACATAGGTGATATGCTACCTAACTGGGCATTTTATCACGCAGTCCCGTTTCTTAGATTTAAGATTGAAAATGGCAATATTTATTCAAAGACTTCTGAAACAGGTACAGCACTAACAACTGATGAGTCTCAACATCTTCGTGAGGAAGTTAGAAATACAGCTGAATACTATACTGAGAGAATGATTGACTATATCAGAAACAATATTAGTAGTTTCCCTGAATACAATACAAACAGCGGAGCAGATGTCAATCCAGATCCAAATGCTTATTATAATGGAATGAACCTAGAAACACCTAGACAAGGAACTGAATTAACATTACGTAACTTTTTAAATGCATCTGATTATTCTTAATGAAAAAACATTACCAACCCAAAACTATTAACATAACAAAGCTGAAATCCTACTTGGATAAAAAGCCTAAAACCAAAACAAATGAGAGAGGTTCAAGACACACTACAAGTAGGGCTAGCAAATAGTACAGCAATTGCATTTAGTTTAACTGAGTGCAATGAGTTATTGACTTTCGTTTCCCTTTGCCTAGCGATAGGATTTACAATTTACAAATTTGTAAAATTTAATAAAGATGCCTAAAAAAAGAAAGCTAAATAGTAAAAACCCTAAATGGATCAAAAATGATAAAAAAGATATTGATATTCGTAAAGAATTTATTAGAGAAATTAGGGGAGTCAAAGTATATGCACTCTTCTCAAAATAATTTGAAAGAAATAAATCTTTTATTAATAAGAGATACTTGGACAGAAAAGTCTACAATGGGGCAGCTTTTTTTAAATTCAGAGCTGTTTTGTGATACTTTAGAGAATCCTTGGAAAGATAATCAAAGAAATATATCTTGTATTCCTGCTGGTAAATATAAGGTAGATTTAAGACCTGCTAGACAAAGTGCTACTAGAGACTATTTACATTTAATTTTAAAAGATGTACCTAATAGAGATTGGATTTTAGTGCATCGTGGAAATTCAGCTCAAGATACTAGCGGCTGCATCCTAGTAGGCAAAGGAACTGAACAGGACTTTGTTCATAACTCAAGACTATCTATGACCTTATTAATGAAAGAAATAATTAATTTGGGCGGAGAAAATATTAATTTAATAATCAAAAACAAATAACTATGAAAGAATTTATTATCACTAAACTATTGATGTCTAAGAAAGTATGGCTTGGAATCAGTTCTATCGTCGTTCCTTTAATAGCTGGAGCTATGGGAGTAGATGAAGAAGCAGTATCAAAAATCTGGTTTTCACTCTTAGGAATGCTATTAGGACAATCATTTGCAGATTTTGGAAAATCTAAAAAATAAAGGAAAAAGATTAAGACTGTCTTCTGTTGAAGTAGAATTAATAAATGAATATAGAGGACAGTCTTTATCTAATATAAATAACAATACTGCATTAGATATACATCTACAAGATAGAGGTATTGATAAAAAAGATATTGTTAGCGTTAAGCATTGGCAAAATATGTCGGGAGAATTAAGATTCTCAATAGTTACAAAAGATAATTTTAGTGTTAAGGAAAATGATTTATTAAAAAATATTAAAAATTTAATAGAAAAATATTCTCCTGTATATACTAAAATTAAAAGAATAGAAGGTAATCATCTTTTAGTTATTAATCCTGCAGACATACATATTGGAAAATTAGCAGTAGCACTAGAAACAGGAGACAAGTATAATACAGAAATTGCATATAATAGAGTTTTAGAAGGTGTGACGGGACTTATAAGTAAAGCACAAGGGTTTAGTATAGATAGAGTTTTATTTTGTGTAGGTAATGACATTCTACATATTGATAATGTATATAATACTACAACTGCTGGAACTCCTCAAGATGCTGATGGAAAATGGTGGGAGCATTTTGAGTTAGCTTTAAAATTATATGTTAAATGTATAGAGATATTAAGAGATATTGCTAAAGTAGACGTTATACATTCTATGAGTAATCACGATTATCAAAGTGGATTTCATTTAGCTCACGCTTTACAATCTTGGTTTAGAAAAGCTGATGATATAACTTTTGATATATCTGTAGCTCATAGAAAATATTATAAGTATGGATCTAATCTAATTGGATTAGAACACGGAGACGGAGCTAAAATGGATAAATTACCGATGTTAATGGCTAATGAAAAGCCTAAAGAATGGTCAGAAACTAAATATAGATATTGGTATTTACATCATTTACATCACAAAGTAAAATATAAATGGTTAGATGCTAAAGACTTTATTGGAGTTACTGTTGAATATATGAGATCTCCATCAGGGACTGATAGTTGGCATAATCGTAAAGGCTTTACAGGAGTACAAAAAGCAGTAGAAGGATTTATACATTCAAAAGAATCAGGACAAATAGCAAGATTAGTACATTACTTTTAATATGAAAAAAGACGTTACTTTCAGAATTTTTGCCATTTATATGCTTATAATCATAGGTATATTACTACTAAGTTTATAATTAATCACTAGAGTAGATTAACATTTTGTTAATATTTTAGTTAATATGTCAAATATAGTTTGTATGTTTGCACTATTATTAATCAATACTATAAGAAATGTATAAAATTATAAACACAAATTCAGGAAATATTCAAATTATGAATAGAGAAGAAAAAGATATATTCTTTTCTCACTCTAAAGAACAGATGTCAAATTGGAGTAAGTATGGTAAAAGAAATATGTATAAAGATTATGATGTACAACCAATAAGACCAATCGATAGCATACCTACTTGGATTATTATTACAGGTCTTGNANTATTAACAGTAGCTTCAATTTTGCTACATATACAATTTAATTACTAATGGAAATACATAAAAGACTTCACGAAATTAATACATTTCAAGCACACGAAAACGAAATCTATTTAAGAGGTAAAGATGAAAACGGAAAAGATTTAACTATTTGTTTTGATGCTTTTAATTTTTTAGAATGGATAGATAAAGATCAAATAGAATATATTAAAGAGCAAGTAATAAAACATATAAAAAACAAATAATTATGGATATATTATGTCAAGATTACTACTTTTACCCAGATGGTAAATTTAGTACACAAAAAAAACTAGATAGTTCTACAGGAGAAAGCTATATTGATATAAAAGAATTAAGCAATCATATTAGAATTTATGGTACTTTAAATCAAATAGAAAAAGCAGGTACTGATTATATGAATCGTACAGGATTAAAATTAGATGAAGCATATAATTATAGAGAAGAAAGTTTAGAATCAGTTTGGTATAATAAATCAGATAATGAAATCATATCAGCTAATCTACAGACTTATGCAAAGCAATACAATAAAAATGAAGCACTAATTATAAATATTATATAGTGCAGTATTTTTTAGAATCAAAAAATGAGGAAGCTGAAAATCATCAAGAGTAAGCAATTTTAAAAAATAAATTATGAAAGGAATAGTAGTAAAATCAAGTAGTCAAAAGATTACAGAAATCGTGCCTAGTGGAACTCATATAGGTAGATGTTATAGTATGATTCATATTGGGACCGTTGAATGGGAGTATAATGGAGAAAAGAAATTTTCTAACAAAGTTAGATTTACTTTTGAATTACCTCACGAAATAAGAGAATTTGGAGGAGAAGAAAAGCCTATGGTAATTAGTAAAGAATATACTATAAGTCTTCACGAGAAAAGCAATTTAAGAAGAGACTTAGAAATGTGGAGGGGTGCAGGATTTACTCCAAAAGAATTAAGTAGTTTTGATTTGACTAATTTATTAGGTCAGGCTTGTAATATAACTGTTGTACATAAAACGAGTAAAACTGGAAATGAGTTTGCAATGGTTGGAGCTTTAGGAAAACTTACAAAAGGAGTTAAATGTCCTGATCAATTTAATCCTACATTTATTTTTAACTATCACGATAATTTCAAAGCAGACTGGTTAGATCAGCAGCCAGAATGGATCAGAGACCAAATTAAAGGAACTGATGAATATGAAAGCAAAATGAATCAATTAAAATTTGCTGATGATTCTAATGATATGCCTTTTTAATATGACACCTACTAAAAATTTTAAAACCTTATGCAGTCTAGCGACAGAGTTGTTAGAACTGCCTGAAGGCTCTTTAGCTTGTAAAAGCCGTACTCATATTTACGTTGCTGCCAGAAGTGCAGTTAGTTGTATAGCAAGAATGGTAGATCGAACTCACGAAAATATAATAGCAAAAGGAATTAATAGAGATAGAACTACTGTCTATCATTATGACAGGTCTCACGAGGGTTACTATAAATCTTGGAAATTATATCGAGATACTTTTAATAATATCTATAATTCTTATACAGATCTTAAAAACAGTAAGAAAAACTTTGTAGATATTTATCATTACA